CCTGAAGGCCAGTATTGAGCGAATTGCTTTTGCTTGTTTAGCGGGTTTGTATAAGTACATCCCAAGAAAATACCAACCGTTTGGTTTAAACCAGTGCCAGTAGAAACTGAGGCACGAGTTACATTACCACGCGATAGTACGACGAAATCACCGTAAAAGATGTCGGTCGCATAACCATACTGGATGTTGTACATACGGGTAGAACCCGCAAATACTTGACCACCAATTAGGTTCTGCGGCAACAGCCCGTAAGGCGCGTTGACAGCAGGATAAGCCATTTAAGACTCCTTTAAAAAGTTAAGAACCAGAACCAAACGTCACTTTTGTCGATTTCTCAGAGAACTTCGACATCCGTGGATCGTTGTCTTTCATAAAATTGTTATCTACAGATTCCATTGTTGCTTTATTGATTCCCGCGAAGTGTGCATCGCGTTGTACCAAAAACTCCGACGGAATACTACAGAGAACCAAACCTCCCACCTCAATGTTGCCTTTAAAGCGACCTTCAGTAGAAGCGTGCATCATCATTTCAGGATAATCTTCTGCTTTACAGGGTTCATATCCTTCTCTTAACTTACTAGAGACGTTTTGTACATCGGAGTGCCCTACCATACTGGTTCTTACCCAGCGGTGAGAGATACCCGGACGCGGATTAGGTGACGGTAGGGTTTCGGGAGCCTGCCACGAAGTGGGGCGTTGCATTGCTGCACGCGTATCAAGTTCACGAGCCAAACGATTTTGTGCCTTATCGGCAGTTTTTACCTGTTCCATATTTAACCTCTTTTAAGTTTTGCAACCTGCTTCGCATATTCTTCTATCGGGACCCCAAGTCTACGAGCTACCTCGGCTTCGGATGCCTTTAACTTTATACGATTAGGCGGAGTACTACGTGAGGCCGGAGCCACAACACTAGTAAATTTTTGTGCACGGCGTGGGGGTTCATCATCCTCATCAACCGGTTCTGATACTCTTTTCTTTGGAGGCGGTGTATCTTCCTCGTTGCTCTGAACATCTTCAAAATGTTCAGGAAATCTTTTGCGCATCGTTTTGTCGATGGTTTGAAAGTACTCTTCAGTACCAACGTAGTCCGAACCATACTCTCTTTGTAGACGTTTGTCAAGTCCCATAGCAGCCATAGTCATTTCGTCGTCTACGCCCCACCAATCACTATTTTTGTCTACCCATTTCTGAGTACGTGGGGTTAGCCTTGGTTTGTCAGGTTCAGCAGGGAGTGGAGCCTTAAACTCACGCTCTTCTATCTCAATAGGCCGCATGTCAGTAGCACGGTCTAACTTGATACTTGCCTTGGTAATAGCCTTTTGAGCCGCTACCAATGCTTCTGAATTGCCATCCTCATATGCCTGTTTATAGGCTTTTTCGGCGGCTTCTAACTCAACCTCGGCAGCGCCTTTAGATGTCTCAATGAATGCTTTACTACCAGTTGATAGCTGCTGTTGAAGACGTTTGTTTTCTTCAAACACCTGTTTGGCAAAGGTTTCTGCCGCTTCGCGTTCACGAAAGGCTTCTTCTTTTGCTCGACGTTCGTCGTGATAACCACGAGTAAACTTCTTGATACGCGCCTGTACCTTCTCGTCGTACGAGGCTAACTCGTCTTCAGTCGGGTCATCAGGTGGGCCTTCGGGGTCAGGACGGCGACGTCTATCTTCCTTGGGGGTATCGTCTTCAATTTCTACTTCAAACTTATCGTCTTCAGCAGCAATATCCTTATCAGGATCGGGTAGTTCAAATTCTGGCAATGCCATTTCTTACTCCTTATGCAGCACGGGTAATACCGCGCGGGTCTTCCACAATAGCCTCTACTGAGGTATCCGCAATTAAACGGAACTCACGGCCATGAATTTTCAAGCGGGTGCCTGAATTGGGGCGGACGACAACAAAGTCGCCAACTTTGCAACTAGCTCCACTTGGAAAGCGGGTAGTGTCTGTATAGCAATCAGGTCCCATCTTTACTACAAACAGTACTGGGGTCAGCACTTCTTCGTAATACATGGTCTTGCTGTCTTTAATCAACCCAACTTCACTATCTGAATACTCTTCCATCGCCTCGGGGACGACAGTCAGCATGTAAAACGTAGATGGGTCGGGCAACTGTTTTGCCTTGTCTTCATTACTCGTATTAAGAATGCCAGACAGGTCTACAGCGGAAACATCAAACTCACTCATCGGAATACTCCAGTTTTTGCACAAGGTCTTTGACAAGTTGTTCTGCATGAGTCAGACCTCGGATGACCCCGCAGACATGCCGATACTCGGCAAAGTCTTTTGCACCTCCTCCAGCGAGGAAGGAAACTTGATCGCCACGGAGCTTGTCAATCTCCTTGGCTAAGTATTGAAACGCTTGGTTACTCATCTATTCTCCCTTTTAGACCTGTTTTGTTGCGAAGCCATTTGTGCCTTGCTCTTGGCTATATCAATACCCAGACGTAAGCCTTCAAGTTGTTGATGTTTGTCAGCTTTATCTTTTGCCGCCGCTGCGTTAGCACCAACTTGCATCGCTGCAATATCTTTCTGTGCTTGAATGCGAGATTTTTCAATCTCTAATTGGTCAGCTTTAGCGGCTGCGTCAATCTGTTGCTTCTGCGCTTTAAGCTGCAAGTCCTGCATACGTAACTGCAATTCTTGCTGCTGCATCTGTAGCACTGGGTCCATAGCTTGTTGTTGCGCCTGTTGTTGAGCAGCTTGTTGTTGAGCCTGCTGCATTAACTGTTGTGATGCTTGTGCAACCATAACTGCAATCTGATCTGCAATTTCTGGTGGTGTGTGCTTGTTGTTCTCTTCGCTTGGTAATGGCATACCAATCGCCTCTTCAATCTGGCGACGATACTCAAACCCAATGTGCTCATTAATATGAGCCATAGCCGCAGCCATGATTGACTGCGCTTGTGGGTTCATCTGCATCAACTGCTGAATCTGAGGATTCTGTATAGCCGCCATGTGCGCTTGGATGTGCGCTTTGTGGTTTTGTTCAACAAACGCTTTGACAGGCTTCATGATGAGGAGGTTCTGGTTCTCCTGCACTGGGTCTGTTGGCACTGCATCATCATCAACAGGCACTAATTTATTAGCGTTCTTGATGCCCAACACTTCAATCATCTGACGATGTAGAAGTGGTAAGTTGTACAGTTGTGGTGCTGTTTGCGCAAGCTGCAAGGCGGCTTGGTACTGCACAATCTTTTGCGCCATAGTTGCGGCGTTGGGATCACTAACAGGGATTACATCTGTTGAGTCGTAGTCAGACTTCTTAGCCTTGCGGTTTCCCTCTTCAGGGTTGTAGTCATACTCATCGGGTGTGTAGTCAGCGATGATGACCTTGAGTAACTTGAACTCTTGTTTCATCGCGTAGTGCAAGCGAGCCTGCACAGCCGTCATCACTTTTAGAGTTCTCTCAAGCAGAGCCAGAGTTGTACCGACCGGAGCGTTGGTGCTCATGTCGCTGACGTTCATGTCCCCGCTCGATGCAAAGGCACGGCCTTCTTGCACAATCTGCTGGAACAACGCCATCAATACTTGGCTTGGCTCCTTGTATGGAAGCGGTAATATGTTGTCGCGGATAGAACCACTTGGGACGTCTACGTCGCGGAACTCTCCGGGTTGGATCGGTGTGTCGTCCCCTTTAATCCGTAGTCCTCTTGATTTAAGTCCGCCGGGGAGATTAGATAAAGTGCCCGCGTCAACAAGTTGGCGGATAAGCATCGTTGCTGATTTTGCATAGCCTCCGATAAGGTGGATGAGACCATACCCGTAGAAGCCAAATCCGGGGATGTATTGGTAGTGGACGAAGTGCTGTCGCTTTGTGTGGAGGATGTCGTCTTCATACCAATTTCTCCTAATAGCAAGAATAGTGCGTGTACCCTTTTCAAGGGTCACAACATATGGTAGTGCAATCCCAGTCTCACGACCTTTTTTATCCTCGTGTTCAAACCCTTTGAGGTCTAAGTTGACGTGCATCTCCAAGATACGGAACCGATCATCTTGCGTAGCAGACATGCCAGTCTCTTCGGCTTTCTGTTTCTCAATGTCGTCTAACTCATATCCGGGGTCACCTAAGTCAACATCTGCATAGAACCCAGCCTCTTGTAACTTCAAGACCTCGTTCTCAGTCTTACGCATCACGTGCGTAACACGGTCTGCATCTTCAATACTAGACGCGCCGTATGGCACAACAATATCTTCTGCTGGTATGAACACCGCTACTTGACGACCCTTGCTTGGATCAAAGTAGACTTTCTTAAACGCTGAACCTGCCAAGGGCAATGACCACAGCATCTTCTCATGTTCAGGTCTGTACTCAGTCATCACATCTGTTAACTGATAGTTCATGTCCTCGCGCACGCGGGCGGCGGCTTCTTCTCTCAGGAGGTCTGTTGCACCAATAATCTGTGTCTTCACAGGTCCCATCGCTGGGAATGTCTCCATCATGGCTTCACTCTGAAATCTAACTACAGACTCGGTGAGCATCGGATGGAACACACCACACGCGCCCTGCCAAGGTTCAGTACGTTCTTCATAGTTCAGACCTAGTAGTTTGAGACCATCTACATATGTCTTTATCCAGTCCTTGCGGTCCATCGTGTCTTTTTCAAAGTCTTCTACTAACTCTTCCGCTAGACCAGACAAGGCACCGTCGTCCATATACTCCGCTAAGTTAGCATCAAAAGTATCTGCTGTTTCTTTCTCGGGCTTGAGTTGAATCTCTATATCACCCATCTCGATACTTACAGACTCAGGGTCTTCAATCTCGATCTCCAAGTCTGGCTGCTCTGCTAGGTCGGAGAGACCCATAGGTGCTTGGTATAAACCTTTGTCCATCATGCCTGTTGCCATATCGTGTCCTTAAATTAACTTGTTGTTGCCTGCTTGAGGAACGTAGCCACCTTCAGCGTACCCCATCATTTTTTTCAACTTATCCAAAAAACCGGGTTCAGACTGTCGAGTGTAAGGCGCTATATCTTTTGAGTCCAAACGCGTTTGACGTAGCCCAGTAATCGCGTTATATGTCTCACGAACATTTGGATCAGAAAATAAAGTTTTACGTAACTCTGGGTCTTTTGTCAGATCAATGTTATGTTTTTGCTCTAACGCAGACAAACTTGCAAGTTGTTCATACAACAAATTAGGGGCAAGACGTCCTTGAAGCGTAACCATTTTTGGGTGAAAGTAAGCATTTGTCTCAAACCCATATTTTTCTTTTAAGTATGGTACTGCTTTCACGGCGTTATTTACAAACTCGTATCTTTTATCTCTACCGTATCTGTCTCCACCGCCTATCAATTCGTCAAATTTAGTGTTGAGTGCCGAACCTGAACCTAATTGACGACGTGCTAAAAGATGTTCTGCCTCATGCCCAATAATCCCTTGTTCTTGCTCCCTTGTACGGCTTGGGTTTAAGAATATAACATCCGACATTTTTTTAGTAGTTTCAGGCTCATTGGGGCTGTAAACAAAACCTTGTGTACCTGTATTGCGCAGTTGTGGTACGTCGTAGTATTGAACGCCGGGTAACCCATGAACACTATATATATTATTTCTAGAAGTTTTTGCTGGTGTGGGGGTGAAATTATCTTCCCGCAACAACTTATTAGTCTCTGGGTCAAACGGTGTTTTTACAGGGGCTATACCAATTGAACGCTCATATTCTTCCATTGTCATATAGTGTCCTTATACAGTGTAGTACTTGTCTTTGTTTCGGTACTTGAAGTACTGAACGGGGTCTTGCTCGTCTGTTGGTAGGCGCATGTAGCCACCCTGTCTGAATCTCATCAGTGCAAGTGTCATCGAGTCTACCAAGTCATCGTGCTCGCCGGAAGGAAACGCAGCAACTTCATCTACAAGTTCTTCTGCCCACCGTGTCTGCGGCGCCCATACTTTACCCGACCTAAATATATCTGCAACCGAGTTTAGTCGGCTGATTTTGTCTTGTCCTTTTCCCGGACTATATTCCTGCACTGGAATACCCATCGCTCTGAACTCTTGTATTAGTGGTGAACCCGCTGCCTTCTTTTCCACCAAGAATGAGTCC